CAATGATCTTGCGCGTTTCTACCTTACCGCTGCCACCTGAACCATTATCAATGACGCGGATGGTGAAGCCCTGCATATCGCCGCGATTGGCTAGTGCGTTTGCCGCAGCGACAATGCCGATGGTCAGCGTGCCCGATGTCGCGCCCGCATTTGGGCAGGCGAAAGTGTAGCTTGTGCCAGACGGCACCGATACAAGCGTCACCATCCCCAATGGGATCGCGGCTAAATCAGAAGACACCGCAACCACCACCTGCTGGCCGATTGCGAAACCATGCGCCGCAGCCGTGCTGATAGTGGCGACGGCGCCGCTGCGCGTCCAGGTCGCGGTTGAATAGGCGATGTTGTTAAAAAGCCCATCAAGCGGAATTAATGAAGCCGTCGCGCCTGACAGAATTTTGGACCTTGGGCCGTGCGATGGCGCGAAAATGGCGGCTGATCCAGCACCAAACGTCCCGGCCAAGTTCGGCGATGTCAACGGCACGAAGTCGTTTGTCACCGGGTCCAGCCGATCCAACGCACTCGCGCTCCGCAGCATCAAAATGCTTTTTATGCGGTCTGCGTCTGTGTTGGACATATCGTAAGCCAAGGACACGCCGGCAGACGCACCCCCAATCGCGGGCGCCCCAGGACGCCACGCTGGTTGATCCAGAACGCTTTTGAAATCCAGTATCGTTGTCATTCTACGGCCTCATAACCTTCAAGGGTTGCCAAAACAACTGGAAGCGATCCGTCATCTGGATAGAAAACAAATTCCCATGGATGCACGTCCCGCGTTTCGCCTGGGTAGGCATAAATCAGGGCGCGGCCTGTGCTTTGCGGCATCACTGTGCCGGTCTGGCCTTCGGGCGATTTGTATTTCATGTGATCCTCCCGCGCACGGATAACGCCCAAGCGGTCATCATGTTATCCAGCACAAGGCTGTTCGCCGCAACGCCGCCCACTTGGCTCATGTTTGTCACCGTCGAAACAGTGGTGATTGTGCCAGATGCGATGGCTATCGGACCAGCGTTGACGTTCGCCGGAATATAAACCCGCATGGCGCCCACCGATGGATCAAACGACATCGGTGTTGCGATCTGCTTCAGCGCCGCAATCAGCGCCGCACTTTCCGCAGCGCCAAGCGCGATCACCTGCCGGTGCTTGCCATCCGGCTGCTCAAGCGTTTCAACAACTTCCCCAGTGCCGGGAAGGGTTACATTATCACCCATGCTCAGGCCCCCTCATTTTTCACTCGGCGATTGTCGCATGACTACAGCGCAAACCAGCCAGACGCATTGACCGTGATATTGATGTCGCCACCATTCGGCGTGACAGGCAGGCCAGAAACGCCCGTATCGTAAAAGCCAATCAACCGCGAAGTGCTGGGCGTGCCAGTGTCAATAAACAGGATCAGCGCTTCCGAAACATCGCCGGTCACCGCGGTGAAGGAAGGATCAGCGCTGTCGAATACGCCGCCGGTGAAGGTTTTGCTGGCCAGGTTGCCGCTGGTTGCCACGCGGCCAGCCACAGCCACATCGGAAAGAAATTCATGCGCGGCGGAATAGGTGTAATCCGCCAAATCAACCAACACCGCCTTGATGTTGCCGCTGGAAAGGTTCACGCCGCCCTGCAGCGCCTGTTCCTTGAATTTCGGGTAGAGTGCGTTTGCCATGGCTCATTTACCTTTCGGGTGCCGTTCGAGATAAGCAGTCAACAAATCCAACCCGCGCGTGCCCATGGCACCAGCCAGGCCAGCCGCGCCGGCGGTGATGAAGATCGCCCAGGAATCCGCCTTCAGCGCAGGGTCCAGCCACACCGCAGCCGCTGCGGCGATAACGCCAAGGGCCGCGCCCACAACAGCTTCAATCACCAGCCGCCAGCCACGCGCGCCGCCCTGCGCAGCGAAGGCCACGCGCACAACCGCGCCCATGCCAGCCGCCGCCGCCGCGACCTTGGCGATGAAGCCGAGCGAATCATCAGACATGATGGAATTCCTTAAAGGCGTTCAGTGACGCGAAAGGCCCGCGATGAAAGCGGGAAGCTGTCACGCGAAACCGCGGCGTCTTCACCTGGCGCATTCACCGCACCCCAAATGGCGCGGCGGTTGCGCTCAGCCAGCGTGTCATTCAGTTCCGCGATCCAAAGCGCATCGCCTGCCGCCCCAAGCAGCCGGGCCAGCGCGCGGTGCTGGATCCGCGCCTCGCTGGTGGAAAGCGAAGGCAGCGTAAAGGCCGCCATGCGCGGATTGGCCACGGCCGGCACCGGGAATTCAGCGCCGGTGAAGGGGTTGCGGTCGCGCCTATCCAGCATCACGCGCCCTTCGCGGATGCCATAGGCCGTGCCGCGCAGCAGCCGCCAAAGCCCGCCTGCAGCCAGCACGCCTGCATCTATCAAGCTTGCCGCGCCATCAACCAGATCAATCCGCACATAGCGCGCGGTGATGGGCGCTGGCAGCACCATCACAACATTGCCTTGGCCCTCATCCTGCGCTTCAGCGGTTATGGTGCCGGTATCGGCCAGCAGCACCGAAAAATCGGCCACATTGGCCAGGCGCACGCGGATGGTAGCGCTGGCGGAAAGCGTGGTGGAAATCAGCGCCACGCAATCCACCGGCGAGGCAGTCAACAAATCAGCGTCCAGCGTGGCGCTGCCCGATGAAAACCGCACGCGACGACGCGGTTGCGGGTCTTGCAGATTGGCAACCGGCATACTTGGCACGTTTGCCTGTGCGCTGGTCAGCACGGCGCCGCGTGCGAGGTTGCTGTAAAGGAATGCGCCCGGCATTAGCCTGCCCCCCATAGCGTAATTTCAAGCCGTCGCGCGGATAAGCTTTCACGCCAGCCGACCACAACGCCCGCGAAGCCATTATCAAGCCCGAATGCCGGGTACATGATGCGCCCGATGTGCCCGATTTCAACCTGCCCGAGCAGCCGGTCAGTCACCACCCGCACCATGCGCGGCCCGGCTTCCAGCAACGTGCGCCACTTGGCCGCCCGCGCAAGCGCTTCGCTTTCGTTCCAATAGGCAGCCGGAAAGCTGACTTCCCGTTGCTGAGCCACGCGCGATGTGATCAAGGCGCTTTCCGCCCGCGCGAAGCTGCCTTCCTGGCCCAACCGTTGCCGATCAGCAGCCGCCACAGACCCGGCGATATTGGCCAGCGGCGCATGGTTGCGCTGCCACCGCACAGAGATAGCGCGCGGCAAGGGACGAAGGCTTGCGGGCAAGGCCAAAGGCTCACACTCCAAGATGCAGGCCGAAGGTAGATCAAACTGTGCCGCATCGGTTGCCAGCGGATCAGCCAGGCGCAACTTGCCGCCGCGCGTCCCTGAAAGCATGGCACCGGACCCGGCTAGAATTTCTTCAACAGCTGCCAGGGTGCTGACAACGCCCGCGCCTTGGTGAAAGCCCACCACGCCCGGTAGGTCAATTTCCGCAAAGCCCCATGCGTCTTCATCAAATTCATGAAAGGTAAAAGCGCCGCCAAGGGTTTCCAGCATCCGGCGCAAAATGGTCCCGGTGCTGTTGCAGTAAATCGGCACGGCATCGCCACGCGCATCGGCGGTGACATCACCATCCGGCGCACCGCCAAGCTGGAATAGCCCCAGCGTCGGAAAATCCCGCGCCTGGCCAACAGTTGGCGTGCCGCTGGTCACAATGACTTGCGCCACCCCACGAATGCGAACGGCGTCATGCCCTGCCATCGCGCGCCAATGGCTTTGATAAGTCGGCAGGCTGCCCGCACCCAAATCCACATTGCCCAAGAACACGGGCGCGATATTGAAAACCTGCCCGATTGTCACCGGCTTAGGCCGCCCTTTTAATTCTGCGCCGCCTTCCTGCCCGCCCGTGCCTTGATAAAGGGTCGGCTGCAATGGCGTCACCATGCGTTCCGTCAGATCATTCAGGGCAATGCGCGACGTGAAGGCGCCGGTGCGGTCAATACTGCGAAGGACGCCAACAAAGGGCACCGCCGCGCTGGCAAGGCTGGCGCCAAAGGCACTGTCGCGAGCGTCAATTACCGGCAGGGAAAGCACCCGCACCGCCCGGCCATCCGCCCCGCCAAACCGCGCCAGATCGCCGCTGAAGCCATCTCCATCCGCCAAGGCAATCTCGGACACGGTAAGCGCCACACGCCCGCCCACGCCCACAGCATCAGCGGCAGATTGGCCTATTTCAATTTCGCCCAGGATGCGCGGTTCATAGAAGGCCAGCGCAGGGCTATCGCCAGCAGCCGAGACAAACCCGGCAGAAGCAAGGCGCAGCGTGGCGACGTTCTGCGGCGTGACAAAAGCCGCCGGCAAAAATGCTGGGGCGATCATCGCGGGCGCGTCAAAGCCCATCATGCGTCGGGCGCCTTCGCGGTGATTTCCAGCAACAGCACCGTCGCGCTGGGCTGCGGCCCAAGCGTCAAGGCAGGGCGGAACGCGGGCGCGGCGGTTGACATGGAAGCCGCCAACATGGCCGGCGCATCCATCCCCGGCGCGTCATCACCCAACATTACCAGCGCCTTTTAAGCGAATGATTGCGCCCCAAGCTAGGCCAATGAAACCGGCCAGAACTGCAACTAGAAATAGTCGCTCATGCCCGCCCGCAATGGCGACCACAAATGCCGCGCCAGCCGTGACAAAAAGCGAATCCTGCAGACAATCGCGCGCCGTGGCCCATGAAGGCGCCCGGAAGAAATCTGGCACCTCCTTCCCCAAAGCATAGCCCAGCGCCGCCGTGGCGAAGGCCAGGCCGGGCGAAAGCACAAAGAGCAGGCCACCCGCAAAAACCGCGCCCAGAAGCGCATGCGCCATCTGCCCAGCGCACCACAAGAACCATTGGTCGCGCTGCGCGGAAGGCGTGTTTAATTCGGCCACGATCAGATCAAAGGCGCCGCGCCATTTGGTCACGGCAGAGAAGCCCCAAGCGCGAAAATCGCATCCACCTGTTCGTTAGTGGCAAGGTTCGCCGCCACCATAGCGCCGATCAACGGATGATCCCGCGCAATTTCCCGCATGGTTGCCCAGGTCACGCGCGCCGCAAATGCGTCTTGGCTTGGCAATTCAGCGAAAACCGCTTCAATCGCAGCCGGCACCGCACCCATGCGCGCAGCGGCAAGCGCTTCGGCTTCTGTGATAAATCCGGTGAGGGTAAGCGCTATGAAAAGTTGGCGATTGGTCAGAACAATTGGCGCGGGCGGCATGGGCTCTGGCTCCGGCTCATAAGGCAGCGCGTCACCCATTACTGCGGCCATCGCCACCGCATCGAGAAACAGCGGATCAGATTGCACGATATGGTATGGCGCTTGATTGACAATGCCGACAAAAGTGCCATTTGCACGGCGGAAAGTCAGACTTTCAAACATCAAGACGTCCTCCAACAAAAACCAACGTAAATGGTATTCGCAACCCCAGCGGCAATCGTGGTTGCACCCGCGCTTATGCCGGCGTTATAGACGCCGCCCCATGTGGAACTGGAAGCTAAAAAACTCAGGAAAAACCATGCCCATGTTCCACTCGAAGGCAGAACTAAAGGGTCTCCAGCAGCGGCTGTAATGTATTGCCATGTGCCGACACCCGAAAGCGCAGGAATTGGCGCCGCGCCTGCAATAGAACGCACCGCAGGCCCATCCGCCGCCGCCATAAGCGAAAGGCCGGTTGCCGTTCCGCCAGCGATAATGCACTCCCAAGCCGAACCGTTGTGAAAAATGAAAGCACCCTGGCCAGCCTGCAAAACCAGCGTCGCAACGCCGTTGATTGTTTCTGCGCTGTTCGGATCAATGGTCAGGGCGGCAAAGCCTGCGTTGCGAACCATCCAGCCCGCGCCACGCGGCACCGTTGCAATGGCAGGAAGATTCAAGTTAGAAGCGCTGGCGCCAGTGAAAAAAACTGCATTCCCAAGGTCGGCAAGCGCCAGCGTTGCCGATCCTGAAATACCCAGCACTTCACGCGCAGACGGATCAAACACCGCAAAGACATCTTTCACCCCGCCTGGAAGGGTGACTAGCGCGTTTGCGTTTGAACTTGCCAGCACCGTCGCGCGGGTTAGGCTACCGGGAAAGCCGCCATCATAATCGCCAAGGCCAAGTTCATAGCCCGTTGCGAATTGGATCATGTAAAGAACGCGCCGAGAAACAGCCCCGAACGCGGTCTGAAAATTACGCGCATTCGGTTCCGCCGCGCTCAGCACAAGCGTTCCGGTGCCGACCGTGTTGGTGCTTTGCTTGGCGCGATAGGCCGGAATTGGCATGTGAAGTTTTCCTTTTACTTGCGGGCCAAGATGGCTTCGTTTTGCGATGTCAGGCGCTTCAATTCAGTCAGAACGCTTTGCAGCACTTCGGTCTGCGCTTGGCCGGTGCCGATCACCGCCAATTCCAGCCGATCCGCGCCTGCCACCTGGGCTTCCAGCAGCGCACCAAGATTGGCCGGGTCACTACCGGGCGCCGCCGCGCCAAGGGTGCGGGAGACATCAGCCACCAATTCGGCAAAGGAACCCGACACGCCGAGAAAGTCTTTAGCGATGGGCAAGGCGATCTGCGCCACGCGCGCAAATTCGGCCAATTCTTCCGGCGTGGCACCATCCAGCAAAGGCCGCTGCGCTGCTGATAGGCTGGACAACGCCGCGCCGTAACGCGCTTCAAGCGGCAAGCCGCCCAAATCGCCAAGCGTCAGGCTTTCCAGCAAGCCTTGCGTGATCCCGCGCATCCGGTCCGCCTGGGCCTGCGCCTGGCGCGCTGCCTCTTCCGCCTGGGCCTGCGCCTGCTGATCAAACTGCCGCATCACGGCCAGGCGTTCATCGGCGACAATCTGCTCCAGTTCGACAATTTGACGGACAAACTCTTGCGTGGTGTCGTCAAAGCCGAGGTTGCGAAGCTGGTCCCGAAACGCGCGGTTTTCCGCTTCAGCCTGCAAGTCGAATTGGATCAGGCCGGCGCCGCGCGTGTCACCGGCCAGCGTTGCGCGCCGCGCGCCAAGCGAGCGGTCCATTATGCTGTAATCACGCCACCGTTCAGCATTTAATTGGGCTATCTGTTCCGCCCGTCGCGCTTGAAGCGCGGCTTCAGACAAGCCCAGATCACGCGCCTTGGTAATGGCTTCGTCATAGGTTTTGGTCAGCGCTTCCATGGCTTGCGTGAAGGCGCCGGTTTTGTTTTCCGCCCTGCCGAGCGGTTCAAAAATCTGGCTGATGAAATCCGCCGCTTGCAGCGCCTGTTCCAGATTGCCGCCGCGCCCGGCCAAATTACCGAAAGCCGCCATCTGGTTCGCATTACCGCTGCGAAGCTGGCCGACAAGCCCCGTCATGGACAGTTCACGCGGCGAACCGGAAGCCTGGCCAAAGCCGACCGCGTTTTGCCCAGCACCTGCAAAGGAAAGGCCACGCGCGCCGATTTGCTGGTTGATCGCGTCAAGCTGCGCCTGCACTTCCGCCGTGGCGCCGGCTGAATCAAAGCGCTTGCCGCGCGCGCCGGTGATAACAAGCTGGCCATTCGCGTCAGTGCCCAAGAAGACATCACCGCCGGAACGCGCGGCCATGCCGCTTTTGGTGGGGCCGAACATGGCGCCGCCGCCGCCGCCAAGGGCACCACCAATCAACCCGCCCGCCAGAGTGCCGACACCCGGAATGATGGAACCAATGAGAGCGCCAGCGATAGCGCCACCACCTGCGCCAATTGTGCCGCTAGGCCCCACAGTGCCGCGCTGCGACCCGACCAGCGAACTGGTGAGCATGCCAGCACCAAAGCCCGCGCCAGCGCCGCCCAGGAAGCCGCCAACCGTCATCCCGCCCAGGCCAAGGCTTGAAGGCGCAGCAGGGCCCATCATACCGCCCGGCATGGCGGCAAGCGCACTATTCGTGGCGCTGGCCTGCGCCGCAGACCCGAATAGCGGCATAGCCATGAAGCCGCTGACGCTGGCGCCAATGCCGCCCAGGCTTGGCATGAAGGAACCGAGCGAGCCGAGCGAACCTATCATACCGCCGCCAGAAGCGGAAGACTGCGCCCCGCCGCCGAACGCCCCCATCAGCGTGGGGCGCGCCGTGCCGAAAATGGAATTTGTAATGGGCGTGACAACGGCCAGCTTCAGCAAATCCGCTGCAATACTGGCGGTGACGCCCCGCATGAGGCTTTGGAAATCAAGCGCCGCCTTGCCGCCGGACGTGAAGGCATTCACCAGGCCGGTGCCAATCCGGTCCATGGCGGTTTCGCCGATTTGTGCCAGGGCATCGCGGGACCGGCGGGCGAATTGTTCCGCTTGGCGCGCGGCCTGTTCCTGCGCTTCACGCGCGGCGCGGGCGGCGGGGTCCAGCGCGGCGACCGCGGCGTTGTATTGTTCCTGCGTGATCCGCGCGGCACCAAGCGCGGCGCTGAGCGCCAGCACCTGTTCGCTATAGCGCTGCTGTTCCGTGGCGGCCGTGCCCGCAAGCTGAACGCCCTGCTGCACAAGGCGCTGATATTCGCGTTCGGCTTCTGTGACTTCCTGGCGCGTGGCGCGACCACCACCGCTGCCACCGCCTCCGCCGCCAGATGGCGGGGGCGGAGCATTTAGGAGGGAACCTGTTGCTTCGTTTAGTCCCGCAATCTGGCCTTGCAACCAGCGCAAGCGATCATCAAGTTCTCGCACTGCACCTTGACGCTGCCGAAGCTCCGCTGATGTTTGCTGCACCCTAGGGTCATTGGCCGCGCGCTGCCGAATGCCCTCAATTTCCATTTGCAGGATGCGTTCGCTTTCTTCAGGCGAGATAGAAGACGCGCCACCGATCTGCGCCGCTTCACTTTGCCTTTGCGCCCGGAATCTCGCTTCATTGAAACCAATGAGGCGGTCAAATTCTCCTTGAATGCTGATGATTTCATCGGAAAGTGCTTGCCGCGAAGCTTGGCCGGCGGTTGCCAATGATTCCAGAGTGCGCACTTGAGCGCGCACAGCCCTTTCTGCGGCGGTTTCCGACAGCCGTGCAAATTCGAGCAAGACATCATTGACTTTTTTGAGCTCATCCGCGTTTTCGCGGTAGCGGCCAGTCAGCCAGTCAATCGTACTACCAAAGGTTTTGCTGATCGAGTCCCAATTTTGGAAAATGGCATAGGCAGCACCGGCAACCGCAACCACACCACCAATCGCGCCAGCAAGGCCGGCGCCGGTACGCAGCGCGGTTGCAAGCCCAACAGTGCTGCGCGCCAAATCCTCAAACTGCCGGCCAGTATTGGCAAGATCGCCATTGATCTGCCCAAGCCCGGCCCGCAAGGCATCGCCCGCGGCGGATACTGCCGCCACACCACGGCCAGCCGCCTGCCCGCCCGTTTCCAGCTTGCGCATGGCGGTATCGCCAACCTGCCCAAGCTGTTCAAGCTGCGCGCGCGCTTCCTGCGCGCCATCAAAGCTCAGCCGAATGGAAAGGCGCTGATCGGAAGAACCGCTCATGACAACCTCCCTGCTATGGCTGCGTTGACTTCACGTTTTACTGCCCGGCGCGCGGCTTCAGCCGGGCCGGAAATGTCAAGCAATTTCTTGCCTTGAATCTGCTTGCGCAAAGCAAAAAGCGGCAGGCCCTTTGGCTGATCCGGCGCGTAGAAAACCGCCGTCAGGCCATCACCCTTCCGCGCCTTCATGATCACGATGCGCCGCCCGTCAATTGGTGCATTCCGCCCGCGGGGTTTGGCCTTTGCTATGCGCGGGCCGCGCTTGGCGTTATGGACGGAAACCACCACGGCGCGCAGCAGTTTTGCCGCCGCTTCAATATCAGAAACCTTGCGCCGCTGGCCGGCTGGCACCGCGCCACCCTTGCGGCTTTTAGTAGAATATCCCAGGCCAAGATGGATGGCGGACGGCAGGGCAATCACCAGATATTCAGCGCGCACCGCGCGAATAAGTCGGCTTTCTTCAAAGGCGCGGTGCAGGATGGTGCTTTTGGAATAGACAACAGCCGCCGGGCCCATATTCAGCTTGGATCTGCGCTTGGGGTATTTATCCAGGCGCCAAGCCTTTTCTAACCCCTCACCAAGATTCGCGCGGCGCACCTGACTGCGCAATTCCGCCTGCAGTGTCTCACCCGTGCGATGCACGCCATCACGAAGGGCAGAAGCGAGAATTTCCTGACGCCGCTTGATTTCTTCCGAAACCATGCCTTGAACCTTCATCAGGATTTTCACTCGCTGCCCCTTCGCCGTTTTTTCGCCGCTTCCATTTCAGCTTCAATCCCGCCAAGCGTGCGGAAGGCATCGAAAACCCATGCGGCCTGGTCCGCCACACCGCCCGCATCCGGCCAGGCGGCATAGCCACCCATGCCAGCGCGGCACGCAAACCAAAGCTGCACAAATTCAATAAATGGCCGCGGCGTGGTGATGCGCGGGTTCTCAGCAACCTCATCATCACCGATCAGAAAAGCGCCCCCATCGGAAGCGAATCGGCCTTCGCCAGCGCCAATGCCGCTGAGGGCGGCAAAGGCGCTTTTCAGTTTTTTTCCGCGGCCTTGGTTACCTGCATCATATCCATGGCGGCGGCGGCGATGATGGAAAGGTCTTCTTCGCCGCATTCTTCCAGCAGCGCATCCGGCACCAGGCCGCGCACGCGGGCAAAGGCGGGCAGCAGGTCAGAATTCCAGCCGCGCAAAGCGTGGCGCGCGGTGACCAATGGCATCAAGGAAAACCAGCGCACCTGATCCGCCAGCATGGCGGAATAGGCCGGCACCCTGCGCGCCGCACCCTCCATCACGCGCAAGGCATCTTCATCGGCCTTGGCCATGGGCTCCGCGCCATCGGCCAAGGCGGCTTCAGCGCGGGCAATCACAGTCAGCAAATCGGGCAGGTTGTCGGGCGCCAATTCCTTCAGCGCGCTGGCCAGCCCTGCCAGCAATTCATCCCGCATCGGCAGGCGGCAGCCTTCACGCGCCATATCGGCGCGATATTCCGCGCGTTCGCGGACGCTCAGCGGCGCCACGGTATAGATCGCGCGCTTGCCTTCCACCTGCCGCGTGGTGTGGCGGGAGAGGATTGCTTCTTCGTTTTTCATGGGATGTCCCTTGTGCGAGGGTTGGTTGGCCGGGCCGCGCACACGGCCCGGCCAGTGTCACGCGCGGCTTGCCGGTCAAGGGCCCGGCCGCGCGCAACGCCGTTCCGCTGTGCGGCGGATTAGAAGGCGGTGATGAAGACGCGGGCGTCAGCGCCGTCCGCCTGGAAGCCGATGCTATCAACCGCCAAGGAACCGCGATCCCCTGGGTTCATGGCCGTGGCGCGGATGGAAGGCAGCACAATGGCGAAGCGGTTGCCCGGCGTGCTGCCCAGGATGGCGCCCAAAATCATATTGGTGCCGTTGCGGAAGTTGTTGAAGCGGCTGACGGAAACCGTTGTGTCCATCAGCGGGTCAAGGCTGCCAGCCACGTCGCGTTCCACCGGCACGGCGGGATCATAGCCTTCAGTGGCTTCCGGGTTTTCCGGCAACACCGTGGCCACACCGGCCTGAACCGAAAGCGCGCGCACGCGGGCGACTGCGCCATTCAAGCGGCAGGCGCCAGCCACAAAGCGCGGGGCGGTTGGGCGGATAACGGTGTTCCAGCCGGTCGGCAGGGCGGTTGCGGTGTAATCCACAAAGTTCCCGACCAGATCAAAGGACAGCATGCCGATCCCGCCCGTGGTCAAATCCAGGGACCAGGTGCCCAAGCAGCCGGTAAAGCGCCAGCGCATGCCATCCGCGAAGAAGTAGATGGTGCAGGTCTTGAACACCGCTTCATCGGAGGTTGGCGCGTAGCGCTGGTTGATGGGGATTTGCGCAGTTTGGGACACGCTGAAGGCTGACGTGACTGTGTGGATAAACGTGGCCACGCGGCCTGCCGTGTAATCGGAAATGGCACTAAGCGCGGGCTGGTCGCCCGTGATACCACCAAGCGCAATCGGCATGCCGCGATAAAGCTGCGCAGTAGAAGCGAAGGTGGCGCCGAGGGTGCCGCTATTCGTGGTGCCAGCCGTCAGGGCAAGCGGGCTGGCGGGCACCGCCGCAGCGGTAAGCGTTTCCACCATAGTCGCGCATTGCAGCAACCGGCCCCATTCCGGCGCCGTGCCGGCAGCGCCCGAACCGCGCAAAGGCATCATCAGGCGCAGGCGCGGGCGCAGACCACCGACAATGGCGGGCGAGCGATCCAGGCTGCCAGTCAATTCCGGGTTCGGCACTGCGGATTGGTCAAACTGAACCTGGCAATCGGCGCCGATCCAATCCACATTCGCGGGCGTGCCAGCGATGGCATCAACGCCAGGCGTGGCTTCAATTTTGACAGCGACGGCAGCTTTGCGCAGCGCCACCAGATTGTTGCTCATGGGTTATCCTTTCAAGGAGCGTATGGTGATTTGGCCGGCGTCATTGCCATGGCTTCAAAGCTGGCGTTGAATTCGCCCGCGGGCTTGGCGGATTCTTCTGTCGAATACAGTTCGAACTGCGCACTGCCGACATTGCACTGGACAAAGCCTGACCCAAGGTCATGATCCTGCAGCGCCGCAACCACGCGCGCATGCAAATCAGACATCGCCTGGTCTGCCGCCAAATCCGTGGCGGCGGTGATGTATCCCGCGACGGCAAAGCCGATTCGCCATTGGGTTTCCCCAAAGGACATATCTTCATCAGCATCCATGCTGGTGCCCGTGATCAGCACGGCAGGGCAATGACGCGGGTCCAACGCGGCGCGATGCGCGCGCAGCACTGTCACGCCGGCAAGCTGCGCCGTCAGGCGCGTGGCGACGGCGGCCAGGATTGCTTCACGGATGGGCGTGGGCATCAGGGCTCTGCCGCCAGCATCAAACGCCAGACCAGTTGCAGGTCATCACGTTCCGCTGATTTGATGCGCAGATCATCCGTGCCGATCACCAGCCTATCGCCTTCGGCGGGCTGGGCGGGAACATCTGCAATCAGCATATCCGCCATGAGCGATGCCTGCAGATTACCCATGCCGCCGGCCGGGCCATAAACTGGCTGGATGGGCGCTGAACGGATTACGCGCAGCGCCACCCCAGGGCCGGAGCCGCCAGCGTAATAGGTGGCTGGCTCCGATAGGTTTTCATCCGCGTGCAGCACGGTGGCTGCGGCGGAAAAGGCGCTCATGATTAGGCCGCGACGGCGTTTGGCCCGCCCAGCTTCACCAGAATGTCAGTATTGTCCGCGCCCGCATTGGCCGCTGTGCCAACATGCCAGCCGATGCAGCGATTGCCGGTGGCCGTGGTGGTCACGCGCTTGGCAGTGTCATCCCAAAAAACGCGGACACCCACACCAATGCTGCCGGCTGCCTTGCGCAGCGTGAACACGCCACTGGTTTGAATGACAGCAGGCGCACCAGAAGCGGCATCGGCCAGCACCACGCCGAAAAGATCACCCACCAAAAGGCTTTGCCCAGCAATGATATTGGCAGGCGCCAGAATATCGATGGCATTGCCATCCTGAACATAATTGCGCATTTCGAAAACTCCTTCACAGGGAAAAGGGAAAGCCCCGGGCACACCATGCGCCCAAGGCCATCAAGATCAGGTCGGAGCGACGCCTGCGTTGAAGTAGCCGCCGCGGTAATCAATGGCGCCAACAGCGAAGTCATGCACCACTTCAACCACAGTGCCATCCACGCCCATCGGCTGGCCCACACGCACCTGCGGCACTTCATTGTCGCCGACATAGCCGTACACATAGACCGGCGCGCTCAAAGGATCAGCAAACAGATACCAGCGGTTGTTCGGAATATTGGCTTCCGGCACCACCCGAAAGATGCCCGCGAAGGGGTTAACATTGCTGGCACCGGAGGGAACCATCGCGGAATCCGCGAACTGCGCCGCCACAAATTGCTGAATGAGCGAACAGACCAAATAGCGCGGCTGCAGGTTCAGTTTCAGGCCGCCCAGGCTGGACTGCGCTTGGATGGCATTAAAACCAAGGCCGAGCGCCGCGGCTGTCACCGCGCTGGCGGTGCCAGCCTTGTTGTTACGCGCGCCGCCAGTGGCAAACACCGCTGCGCTGCCTTCGGCCAGCGTCGGGCCGTCACCGGAAGCGGTATTCACCACACCATAGGCCGTGGCGTTTTCAAAATCCGCTACGCTGCGCCCGATCATGGTACCAAAGTCAGCGAAGGCGCCCAGATCATCATTGACCAACATCCGGCGCGTGACGGACACGCTGGCTGAATAGGTGTTCGGCGTGATCTGTTCGCGCTTTTCATTGATGGTTCCGCGCTTGATTTCGCCACCCTCGTTCAAAACCTGCAGTGACGGGAAATCACCGACCGTCAGGAAGGAATGAGCCTTGAAGTCATTGAAGCGGCGACGGGCGAAAAACTGCCGATATGAAGGGTTTGCCAGCGCATAGCCCGCTTCAAGCATTTTGTTGCCGGCATTCGCCAGCAGCAGCGGGAAGTCAGAGCCCGTGTGGAAAGCGCGGGCGATCAGCTTTTCACGGTCGCGGGAAGTGACACGTTCACCACGCGCCTGCGCCAATTCGATCAGCATATCGGAAGGGCGAAGGCCCGCGAAGTTGCGCCACTGGCCTTCACCAACCTTACTGGCCACTGCCGGCATGTGGCGGGCGGCGATGGCAGTCGCCATGGCATCCGCAATGTTCGCAGGGTCTTCATAGGAATGGATGAACTGGCTGATCGCGCCAGGTACGTAAGCCTGCGGGCTTTTCTGCGCCACGGCTTCCAACGCGGCTTCCAGCGCGGCTTCGCGCGTGGCACCGGCTTTGGCCTGCGCAAGCACGAATTCGGCAGGCAGGCCATTGCGGCAGGCAATGCCTTCCAGATCGGCCAAGCTGGCGCTGATGGGCTGAACCGCTACGGCCTGGACCGGGGCGGCGGATGGGGCCGGGGAATTCCCGCCGGCCTGGGCAACGGTATCGGTCATGCCGATCTCCTCTGCAATCACCGGCACCATTGCCGGCGGGTTGAAAACGGTTTCGGCCACAGGGGCCGCTTTCGCTGCTTGCACCAAGCGGCGAAGTGCCTCCGGCGTGCGGGCATAGCGATCTGGGGAAAGGGATGCGAAAACGCGGATTTCCGCTGGCGCAGCGGCTTCAGTGGCGAAACCATTGATCACCGCGTCTTCAGCCGTGAACCAGGTTTCCGCCGCCATCAGCGCCGCCACTGCTTCTTCGGTCTGGCCGCTGCGCGCGGCATAGGTGCGGCGATAGGCGCCACTGATTTTTTCAAGCATATCCGCCTGCTGGCGCATGGTTTCGGCATCACCAAGAGCGCCACCCCAAGCTTCGTGAACCATCATGAAGGCGTTTTCCGGCATGATGATTTCATCACCCGCCATGGCGATAAGGCTGGCAGCACTGGCCGCGATGCCTTCAATCACCACGCGCTTTGGGCCTTCATGCCGCGCCAGGATGTTATGCACAGCAATGCCGGCCAAAGCGTCGCCACCATAGGAATTGATGGAAATATTCAAAGGCGCGCCCTTGGGCACACCCTTCAGCGCCAGCGCAACATTCTGGGCAGTGATTTCAAAACCGACATCCCCCATCAGCGCAAGCGTGATCGGCTGCGCCGCGGTGCCCGCGCGCATTTCAATATCCATCATCTGTTCCTTTGCTTAAGCCAGGCCCGTGGCGGCGATTTCAATGGCGGCATTTTGCGCCGCATCCTGCGCGCCGCCGGTCGCGTTAGCCCGGCGCGGGTCCACATCAAGGATAATCCCGCGCGAATCGAGCATCTCATTCGCTTCGGCGATTTGATCCGCTTGGCGATCAGGATCATGCCCCTGTTCGGAAACAGCCTGCGCCCATGTTTTCAAGCCCATGCGGATCATTGCCTTGGTCGCCAGCGCATCCTTCAGCGGGTCAATAAATTCGAAGGGCGGAGGCGCCCAGGCAACCGGATAGTCGCCATCATCCGGCGGCAAGACTTCAGCAGCCACAGCCGCTTCCACCCATGCGCGCCATACCCGATCACACATTCCAGGTATCAGCATCAGCCACTGGTCTTGTTCCAGCCGCCGCTTGAAGGCGATGCGGCCGGCGCGCAGGCTGGAATAATTGGCGCCGGAAAGGTCGCCGGTCAGCAAATCATAGGTCAGGCCATAAGCGGCCGCGATGGCGTGAAGTTGATGGCGCGAAAGCCCATCAAAGCTGCCCGCACCGGAAGGCTGCGTGAAGCTGACTTCTTCGCCCGGCGCCAGGCGCTCGACCATGCCGGGGCTGAAGCTTTTAATCGCATCGCCCGCGCTGTCTTTGCCTTCCAGGGGCCCAGCCGCGGGCGGTGCCGCGCTGGTCACAAAGGCAGCGAGGCATGCCTGGATTTTGGCCTGCTGCAAGGCAGCGTCTTCCAATTCATCCAGATCACGCAACCTGCCGATCACGGGCGAAGGCACTGGCACGCCGCGCACCTGGCCGGGGCGCTGCGCGCGGAACAGGTGGATGATGTTTTCGGCAGGCACACGCCGGCGCTTGGCGTAAAAGGCAAAGCTGGCCGAATTTGCAGGCTGCCGGTCGAAAACGGTCTGGCCCATGCCGGACAGCGCGCCGGGGTGGCGTTCGAATAGGTGATACGCCACCGGCCGGGCCTGGGCGTCAAACTCAATACCACTGCGGATAATGTTACCGTTGTTCAGCGTGTCGCTATTGAACGCCTCATCAAGCAAATCGGCTTCCAACACCTGCAGCACCAGGGGCACCTTCATGCCACGGCGCCGCGCTTCCGCGGGCGATAGGCGCATCATCTGGATTAGCACTTCGCCCGATTCGGCACGGGCGCGCGCGGCTTGTTCCTGGATACCCCAGAAATCCAGCATGCCATGAGCATCTGCGCGCCTGGCCCATTCGCCAAACAGCTTATCAACAGCCGCATTATCGCCGATTTTCATGTCAGAACGCGGCGTGATGCCATAGCCGATCTGATAAGCGACCAGCATATCCAGTGCGGACGCAGCCCAGGCATTATTGCGCGTCAAATCACGGGACCGATTGCGCAGCACCTTCAGCCCGCCCGCCACTTCTGTCTGCGCATCTGAAAAATTAGTCTGCCAGTTGCGAGTCCGCCGCGTAACCCGCGCGCCATCATAGCTGGCTTGCAGTGCATCAAAAGCCAAACGAGCGCGCATGCGGGAAAGCGCCCAGCCTGGTGCAATCCCGGCCAAGGCGCGTTCGATCCACATATCGTTCAATCCCTGCTGAAGCTAGTCAAAGTGGTGCGGTTGAATGGCACCGTGGTCATTTCCTGGCGCAAAACGCCAAGAGCATCCCGCATTTCGCCGATGGTGCGATATTTCACAGACCGCCCATCGGAAAAGCGCACCTCGGCCACGTTGGACGCGATTGCCGCGACCAGCGCATCCACGTCAGCTTGCGTTGTCATCAAATCCAGCTTTCGCGTTTTTCGAACCAGCCGCCGCTTCGGGGGGGCGGCGGTGCGGGTTGCGGTTTCGGTTCCGGCGGAGCGTCAGCACCAGCCAGCGTCTTCAGAACAGGCTGCCAAAGCGTTATCATATCCGCCTGCGCATCTTCGGGCTTTCCAACCCGCTCAGCGATCAGCCTTTCCCAATGGGCATCAGTCAGGTTTGCCGTTTCATGCCGGGCCAAGGCTCGGGCATAAATGGCAATGTCCCATTGCTCATTGCGGGGTCGCACCTTGCGCCATTCCCGCCTGGTGAACCCGGCGCGGTTGCCGATTTCCACGCAGGCTTCAGCAGTAATCTGTTCGAAAAACCCAAGGTCGAGCGCTTGCGGAAAATGTGCCGCGCCCTTCGGCCAGGCGCCGGTCGCGTCAGGCCCCATTTCCGTGAGCCGTAGCGCCGCCGCCACTTCGGTCTTCAAATCCCATGTCCCGACCGGCCAAAGAAGGACCGATCCAATTTTCTTGCCGTTATAGTCAACATCTTGCGGCTTTGGCATGCCAAGCGGCGGTTCACCCCACTTTGCCCGGCCATCCAGCGCCATGATGCGCGGGTCTCGGCCGGCGGCGTGGCGGCGGGCGTAGGAATAAACCCGCTGCGGCAAATAGCCAGAGTCAATCCCGTAAGAAATCGGCGCCCATTCGCGGTTCCAGGCATCGCGATATCGCTTGCCGATCACCTCATCCAAGGCCAACCACACCGGATCAAGCGCGGGGTCGCCTTCCAGAATTCCCCCATCTATCCACCAGGATGAAAGGTTGCGATCCCATCCGTACACACCCCATTCCAGTCGGTCGCCCTGAACGTCGCACGCCCCGGTCAGGAACAGCACACCGGGCGGAATGCGCCGCGGCGGATACGCTTCGCGCCGGCGCCACAGCAATTCATGGCTCGGCAAATCATAGCGGGGCTCATAAGGCAGGCCCAACACCTGCTGCGTGAACACCTTATCCAGCAGCGGATCATCCTGGCTGCGTTCGCGCTGTTCAGCCACCCAAGCCCAGCTCACAAAAGGCGAATACAGCGCATTCAACGCGAAGCTTGCGTGATGCACCAAAAGTTCCGGACGCTCATGCACCCATTCACCGGCGGCCAGCATCGCGGCTTTGTGGCGATGTTCAATCCCCGAACCGCATACGGTGCAGTGATACAATGCGGCGCTTGGTTCACCCTTGGGCCAGCGCAGATTCTCAAACACCAGCGGCTGCTTCGCGCCGCAGTCTGGGCAGGCCACTTGGAACCGGCCCTGGCTTCCATCTTCAAAGCGGGCGCTGATGCGGCACTGGCCCTTGATGCCGGGCGTGGATGCCGCGGCGATTTTCTCCCGCCCTGTCCAGGCAATGGCGCGGGCTTCCGCCATGGCAACCGGGTCGCCTCGGCCATCCACATCCATTGGGAATTCTGAGACTTCATCCAGCAGGATCACCCGCTTGGTCACCATCTGCAGGCCCTTGGAACTATTCGCCCCGGTCAAATCAATGTTGCCGCCGGGGAAATTCTTGCGTTTGGTGGTGGAACCAGTCTCATCCCGGCTCACCAGCGCCTTCACCTTGGCCGACACCGCGGGCGAATTCGCCAGCATCGGTTCAAGCTTATCGCGGTTGAACTTCTGCGCTTCATCCAAGGAAGGCAAAACCCAAAGAACGGTTGTCGGCGTTTCCGCGATAACCTGGCCGGCCAAATTCAGCAGGGCCATTGTCTTGCCGACCTGCGCGCTGGCCATCAGCGTCACGCGCCGGGCAGGATGCGCCAGGCTCAGCGCGTCCATCACGTCGCGCAGGTAAGGCACGCGGTCGGTGCGCCAGCGGCCTGGGAAAGGCCCTTCTTCCGGCCCCAAAACGCGATTCGCATCAGCCCAGGCAGAAACCAAACGTTCCGGCGGTGAAGCCAGCCCGCGCGCCCAAGCCCGGCGAAGAATAGGCGCCGGGTCAGGCAGGGTCTGAAACATCTTCCTTGCTCATGTCATCAGCAAGCCCATCAAGCGCGCGGCGAATGGCCTGCGTGATGGTCTTCTGAATTGCAATTTCGTCACCCAGCCTGGCGCAATCCGCAGCCACTTCCTGAGGCACTTGCAGCAGCCGGTCGCGTAGCTTGCGGGTCAGGTCTTCCTGCTCGGCTTCAACGCGGGCCACTTCAACCAGCTTGCCCTTCTGGCGACCAAGTTCCAGTTCGGCGAGCTCAGCATCCGCCGCCATCTTGCGTTCGCGCTGCGCTGCCAGCCCGGTTTCAGGATCGCCACTGGCCTGCGCGGCGCGGCCCGTGGTCTGCAGCAGGGGATCAAGGCCAGATTCGCGAAGCGTGAGGTACGCATCCAGATCAACCTTGCCGTCAACGCCGCGAAGCTTGTGCGCCGCCACCTGGCGGGACACAGTTGACTTGTGAACCCCCGCATGTTTCGCGATATCGGTTACGCTCAAACGCGGCATTTATGCCACACTCCCCGCAGGCATCCAGGGCTTTCTGTTGCGCAACAAAGAGAAAATTGTTGCACCCTTCAGCAATTTCAGCACTACCAATGCCGGGCGCGCAAAGCCGCCCGCATACGGTTTGGGCCGGGAAGGACCCGCGAGGGGCATGGGCAAGCGGCGTGCCAGCCCGATGCGCAAGCGCCGTGCCAAGTTTGAAGAAGGATTTTCTGAGAAGATCGAAGGCGCTTGGCGCACTTCTGACTGATATTGGTTCATTGCACTGAAACGTGGTGGGAAGTCAAGCGGGAATTTTCATCACCACCCCATCCAGCCTTGAGCGCATACCAGCCAAGGCTATGCCGCAGCCGCGCCAAGGCATTGCGCTGGTCAATTTGCAGCGCATCGGCCACCTGCCGCACACCACGCCCCCGCACCACCACCAGGCGCGTCAGTTCTTCCAGCGTTTCCACTGATGGCCTGGGCAAGCGCCGCGCCGGGTAGCGCCTTGCCCATGCCTTCCAGGGGGCGAAGCGTTCACGTTCCGCTTCTTCAATCCCCACCATCTGCCCCGTGCCATCGCCGCCTGAGGCCAAGCGCTCACTGAACTGGCTGCGCACCATCGGCAGCCGCCCGCCATCCACAAATTCCACGATCAGCCTGATCTCCTGCCCGGCCCGATGCTCTGCCGGC